TCAAGAAGGTGTCACAGCTCCGACACGATCACCCCGTTAAAAAATATGTTAACGATCGCCACATACCGAGCTCTGTCCACTATAAATTGTACTATGCACCAAGGTTCTTCTCTTGGGTCAATAAGTACATTCCCGGAAAGTTTTCCGAGAGCGTCAGGGAGGAGCCTAGGTTGATCCTCCCTCTTATTGATGAGACGGGCTACGTCTTTGCAGCGACTGCCAGGAGCTTCGACAAGAACTCCAAGAGCAAGTACATCACCGTAAAGTTTAAAGAAGATGTCAGGAAGTTCTATGGTCTCAACGAGTTCAAGAGAGACATCAAGGGTTACGTGGTCGAGGGGCCGATTGACTCATTGTTTCTCACGAACTGCCTAGCCATGTGCGGATCTGACTCCGACATAGACTCTCTGAGCATCACCGACAAGACTACTATAGTGTACGACAACGAGCCTAGGAACAAAGAGATAGTCAAGAAGATCGAGTCTGCTATCTTAAAGGGCTACAGGGTCTGTCTCTGGCCAGAGACCCCCGGCAAGGACATAAATGAAATGGTACAGAATGGCTGGCTGCCGCGCAACATCGAGAAGATCATTGACGAGAACTCTTTCTCGGGCCTTCAAGCAAAGTTGAACTTCATGAGGTGGAGAAAAGTATGAGTGAGAAAGAGAAGACGCTCGTCGTCGAAGTGCAGAAAGATGAGAACGGAGAACTATACATCGAGCTCTCCGACGAGTTTCTAGAAGATGTGGGGTGGAAGATAGGGGACACCCTGACGTGGACTGAGACCGAAGATGGAAAACTGATACTTAAGAAAGAAGAAGACGATGACACCAACGATTCAGGTAACTAAGCGCGACGGCAAGAGAGAGAATCTAGACTTAAACAAGTTTCATCGAGTCGTGGCGTGGGCGTGCGAGGGCCTGAACGGTGTCAGTGAGTCAGAGATCGAGCTTAAGTCACACATACAGTTCTACAACGGAATAAAGACGTCGGACATTCAAGAGACCTTGATCAAGGCAGCCGCCGACCTCATCAGCGAGGAGTCTCCCGCGTACCAGTACGTGGCCGGTCGCCTAATCAACTATCACCTAAGGAAGCAGGTCTATGGCCACTATAACATTCCTCATCTTCGCGAGCATATTCGTGTGGTTGTTGAGCAGGGATATTACGATAAAGATATTGAAAGCTGGTATTCTTCTGCTGATCTTGATATTCTTGATGGGTATATTGATCACAAGCGAGACTTTTCGATTGCTTATGTGGGCATGGAGCAATTTCGCGGTAAGTATCTAATTAAGAATAGAGCGACTGGTCACATCTACGAGACTCCGCAGATGGCCTACATGCTCATCGCCATGGTTCTCTTTAGAAACTATCCAAAGGAAACAAGGTTAAAGTGGGTAAAGGATCTGTATGATGCGACAAGCAATTTTGAGATTTCGCTGCCGACTCCTATTATGGCAGGTCTCCGCTCGCCTCAAAAGCAATTCAGCTCGTGCGTACTTATCGAGACAGACGACAGCCTTGATTCAATCAACGCCACTGCTTCTTCTATCGTTAAGTACGTTTCTCAGAAGGCTGGCATTGGCATCGGCGCTGGTCGTATTCGTGCTCTCGGCTCTCCAATTCGCACGGGTGACGCTACACATACTGGTGTGGTTCCCTTCTACAAGCTCTTCCAAGCAGCGGTTAAGTCTTGCTCTCAAGGCGGTGTCCGAGGCGGTGCAGCAACTCTATATTACCCTATCTGGCACCTTGAGATCGAGGATCTGATCGTACTTAAGAACAACAAGGGCACCGAGGACAACCGCATCAGAGGGTTAGACTACGGGGTTCAGTTTAACAAAGTCATGTACGAGAGGCTCTTGTCGGGAGGCAACATAACCCTCTTCAGTCCTCACGACGTTCCTGATCTTTACGACGCCTTCTTTATCGACTCCGACAAGTTTCGTGAGCTCTATGAGAAGTACGAGCGCTCGACCAAGATTAGAAAGAAGACTATCTCTGCAGTCGATCTCTTCTCAGCGTTCATGCAGGAGAGAAAAGACACCGGTCGCATCTATCTCATGAACGTCGATCACGCGAACGACCACGGATCCTTTATCAAGGAGCTGGCTCCTATCCGTCAGTCGAACCTGTGCTGCGAGATCAACCTTCCTACCAAGCCTCTTAAAGACATCTACGACGAGTCCGGAGAGATCTCTCTCTGCACGCTCGCCGCCATCAACTGGGGAAAGATTCGTGACACCTCAGACTTTGAACGCCCTTGCACTCTTGCTGTTCGCGCTCTTGACGAGCTTCTTGACTATCAAGACTATCCTGTACTGGCAGCAAGAAACAGTACGATGGCTAGACGTCCTCTTGGTGTTGGGATTATTAACCTTGCATATTGGCTTGCTCGCAATGATCTTACATATCAACACATAGACAGAGAAGGTCTACAGAAGCTACACGAGTACACCGAGGCTTGGTCATACTACCTGATCAAGGCATCGATCGATCTAGCAAAGGAGAAGGGCGCCTGCCCGAAGAGTGATGAGACAAAGTACGGCCAGGGAATATTCCCAATCGATACATACAAGCGCGATGTGGATGAGCTTGCCGCCTCGGTATATACTTTCAACTGGGAAGCACTCCGCGATAGTGTCAAAGCCCACGGGATTCGCAACAGCACCCTCATGGCCCTCATGCCGTCAGAGACCAGCGCCCAGATTTCCAATGCGACTAATGGTATTGAGCCTCCCCGCAGTCTTGTCTCGGTTAAACAAAGCAAGGACGGCGTCCTCAAGCAAGTCGTCCCAGAAGTTCGTAAGCTTAAGAAGAAGTATGATCTTCTATGGGATCAAGCCAGTCCGGAAGGATACCTCAAGATCGTCTCGATCCTACAGAAGTTCATCGATCAAGGCATATCCGTTAACACCAGCTACAATCCGTCTTTCTATGAAGAAGAAAAGATCCCGATGAGTGAGATGATCAAGCACCTTCTCATGTTCTACAAGTACGGTGGAAAGCAGCTCTATTACTTCAACACCTTCGACGGCGCCGGCGAGCTCGAAGAGCAGAAGCCAGAGCTAGCTGCATCCACCGTGACAGACGCGGACTGCGAAGCATGCAAGATCTAAAGCTGACCTGCCCCAGCTGCGGGTCCGAGGCTCGTCGGTCTGATACTCGATTCGGGGTCAGACACGACTGCTGCGGTCTCTGGAGCTGGGGCGGGAAGCCACTGGTAGACGGATCCACCCACGAGGCCCGCAGAAGGGCCCACGAGTCCTTCGACCGCCTCTGGGTAAGGGGATACCCATCGTCAAGGACTAGGGCCTACAGAGGCCTCTCTGAGCATCTGGGGGTGGCCTTCAGGGACTGCCACATCTCACTGTTCGACCGCGAGACCTGCGAGAAGGTCATATCCTACTCAGACAGACTGATCCAGCAAGTAAGTTGACATTATTTCATGATGTCGTTATTATATAAAATGGTGAAACAGGAAAGCTTCTATGTCTTTTATTAATGCTAATGTGCCTGCAGTTGAGTGCTTCGTCAGATCTAACTTCTTGCAGAACAGACCCGAGAAGTTCGAGGCTACTGACACTTACCTACCGTGTGTGATCATTGGAGTGGCGTCGGTTCCTCATCGGGCCCCGCTGTTCCACTTCATTATGGAGGACGGCGGACTCTGGTGGAGGATGCCCATTCACGCTTTCTGCTCTCGAGAGGGGGCGGAGCAAGAGAGCTTGCACCAACTCGTTCTATGGGACAGCTTCTCACCGTACGTCTCAGTAGATAAATATGATTTCCTGTCAGAGAAGAAGATGGTCTACTTTGATCGATCTCGCAGGGAGAGACAGGGAAAGTATCTGTTCACTCTTGACTGGCTGCAGGCTGACGCTAATGTTCTCGACGTCGGCTTCTCTCAGATACCGGGTCAACACAAGTGTGGTCACGTGATCGAGCTCGACGACGGAAACTACGCCATACAGCCTAACAATCGCGTCAAGGTGTTCGAGCCGTCGTTCGTGACTAAGTGGGGTCAGACGGTAATCGACCGCAGGCTCGGCACGTCTTACTGGTCTGTAGAGAACCAGCCTAGGTGGATACTGTCAGACGACGATCGCTACGAGTATGAGATCAAGGAAGCTAAGAGTGAGTGACGCGGAGAGACTCATC